AAGGTCAAGGTGTACAACCGGTTCTATGTGCCGACGGCCATTATCATGTCGGTGACGAACTCCGACCGCCTGTCGAACTGGGACGGCTTCAAGACGACAGGCTTCAGCGCCGCGCAACTCAACAGTGCCGGCTTTGTCGGTCAGGTCAAGGGTCTGTCCGTGTACTCCTCGCCGGAGTACCCCGACACCTACGCCCAAATCGTGCACCGCGAGCTGATTGCCCACCGGGTCTATCAGCCGATGACGTTCAAGGGGCCATTCCCGTCGTACAACAACGGAAAGCTCCAGGGGGCGGACCAGTACTACGCCGAGGAGTTCAACGGCTCAATGATCACCGTCGAGCAGAAGACGGCGCACGTCAAGATCGCCTAGGCCTGGCCGGCAAGGTAACGAGTCACTACGTGGGGAGGTGATGAGCCTCCCCACCTGCAAGAGGTACTGATGACCATCTCGATCGCCCAGCTCGCTGACCGTCTGCAACGCGCAGTGCCTGCCCGCAACGATGTACCCGGCGACTATGAACGCCTCGCCCAGGACGCAGTGCGCCAACTCAGTCAGGATGTGCCGATCATCACGGCCGCAACCATCCAGGTCACCGCCGGCCAGGCCACCTACGACCTGCCGGCCGACTTCCTATACGAGATTGAGCTGGCGGGCCTGCCTGCCCAGGGCGGAGTCATCGTGGGCAACAGTGGCCTGATTCCAGTCAGTGACGGTTGGGAGGAGACGCACTACATCGAAGGCGACACGCTGCGCCTGGACCCCGTGCCCACCTATACGACGACACGCACGCTGCGCTATGCAGCGCAGTACGTGCCAACCAACGGCGTCTACCCGCGGCTCAGCGAGAACGGAGCGCGGGTTGCAATGCTATACGGGCAGTACCTGGCGCTACTCGAGCAGGCGAACGCCGTGGCCGGCGACGGCTGGGCCTACAAGATTGGCGACGAATCCGTCGACAAGCGCGGCCAGGGTGCGGCTATCCAGGCGCAGGCGAGTGCGGCGCTGACCAGCTACCAGAACGCGCTGCGGCCCCTGCAAGGATATGGCCGGCAGTACCGGCAGAACCCCTACGCTGTGGGGGTGGAGGTCTAGGTGCTGACCAGTCAAGACCGCGCCCGCATGACAGCCGACCTGCAAGCCATCCGTGACGACCGCCCGGTCAGTATCGCTATCCGGCGCAACAACTCGACGCTGGCGGCGCAGACCGTACGCATCGCCCGCGGCGGCAACGTCCAGGCCGGCGTCACCGACACCGAAGGGCTACAGGCGGCGGTGGGTGCGGTAATCGTGGTGGGCGATGCGACCCTCAACATCCAACCGGGCGACAGGTTCACCGTCGCCGGGACGTTGTACGAGGTGAGCGCCATCCATCCCAACCGCGACCATGGCACGCAGGCGCAAGCCAGGCAGGTGCACTGATGCCACAAGCGAGACCGGGTATCCAGTGGAGCACGCCCCCCAGCGAGCTGGCGAGGGCCGTCGAGCGGTATGGCGACCGTGCGCTGACCGCCGTGGCGGCCGTTGCGCAGCGGGTGGCAACCGAGATGCAGAACCAGGCAAAGACGGATGCGCCGTGGACGGACCGCACCGGCAATGCGCGCACGGGCATCTTCGGCACGAGTGAGGCGGACTTTGCGGCGCACGTCGTAACCATCTACCTGAGCCACGGTGCGACGATTTCGTATGGGGTGTGGCTCGAGCTGGCGGCGTCTGGAAAGTGGGGGGTGATCATGAGGACTATGGAAAGTCACTACGAACCTCTAATGCAGATGCTGCGGGAGATCTTCGCATGAGCGCCTACTCGGCCATCCTCGCTGCCCTCCAGGGCGACAGCACACTGGCCGGCATTCTCACCGGTGGCGTGTACGATGGTGCGGAAGTGACCGATATTTCCCGCCAGGCGACGCCGGCAGCGTATGACGACTACAGCGAGCTAAAGCCCTGCGCCATCCTCAAGCCGGAGACGCAGACGCCGGCCGGACCGCACCCCGATGGCTCGCGGCTGTTTGTGACGCTTTGGTTGTACCAGCAGTCGGGCAGCGCTGACATCGACCTTGCACGGGTGCGGGCCTACCACCTGCTACACCGGGCGACACTGGCAGGCAGTGACGGACTGTGGGACGTGCGACATGCCAACGACCTGCTCGGCATCGAGCTGCAAGCGTTGGGTGTGCCGGCGATTATGTCGAGATACGTGGCGACGGTGAATAGGGGCTGACATGGCATACGGTGATTTTCCCTTCGGTCTGCGCCAAATCGCCCTCTACGATACGGCGGGGGCGAACAAGCTGCTCTTGCCGGCGGCGCTGATGATGCACGTCACACCGCTGCTGGAGACGGCCCGCTTCGAAGCCGACGGCCACCTGGTTGGCGCTGCAGCGTTCGTAAGCGGGGCGGAGTGGGAGATGGAGGCAGGTGGCATCTCGTTGGAGGCGCTCGCCAAGTTGACCGGGGGCACAGCCACCCAGGCGGGCAGTACGCCCAATCGCACGCTCACGCTGAGCCAGGATGCCGGGGCGCAAATGCCGTACCTGCGCATCGCCGGTAGGGCAGTCAGCGACACGGGCGATGTGATCTGCCGGCTCTACCGGGCCAAGGTGGAGGCCCTGGAGGGCACGTTTCGCGATGGTGAATTTTGGGTGACCTACTGTAAGGGAGTCGCAGTTAGCAACGGCTCCGTCGTGTATGAGTTCGTGCAAGAAGAAAGTGCAGCGGCGCTCTAGCCGCATATGAGGAGAGACATACCATGCCATTGACAAGCGATGTTAAGCCCTTTGGTCTGCGCCAGATCACGCTGGTGCCGCTGCCATCGGGCACAGCCGTAGCGCTGAGCGCAGCGCAGACGCTCAGCTTCAAGGAGGCGCTGACCTCGGGTGAGCTGCGCGGTAACGACGCGACGGTCGCCATTGCGGCCATCACCGACAAGGTCGAGTGGAGCCTGGAGGCGGGCGGATTGAACTTCGACGCCATCAAGGTGCTGACCGGCCGCACCATCACGGCCAGCGGCACCACGCCCAACCAGAAGAACACGATTCTCGCCCGTGCCGGCGACACCTACCCGTACTTCAAGATTTACGGAAAGATTGTCAACGACGACGGCTCCGACATTCACTGCCTCATCTACAAGGCCAAGCTGACGGATGGCCTGGAGGGCGAGTGGAAGGATGGCGAGTTCTTTATCCAGTCCGCAAGCGGCATCGCCGTTGACAACGGCACGAAGCTCTATGAGCTTATCCATAATGAATCCGCTACAACCGTGCCCGCCAGCTAGCCAGTAGTAGGAAAGTTCAACGGGAAGTGCAGCCCGTTGGCGATGACATAGGCGTCATAGGCGCGGGCTGCATCAATCTCGAAGAAGTAGTAACCAAGGAACACTTTGGCTTTATTGACTTGAATCTGAACCTTCCACTTTTGGGCCTTCGTGTCGTAATGGACGCCACGAAAGTCGGAAGTCTTGGAGCCAACCGACAAATTATGCAATGTCCAGTTGTCGTCAGGAACATCATTCACGAAGGCGTGTTCGCCAAAGTAGTGGCGGGCAGCAGCGTTGTAGGCGCGAGCCGCATCTTGCTCGCTGTCGTACAAACCGAGATAGCGTCGGTATTCGTCACCCTTCTTGATGTGCGCCTGCCAGCGATTGACCGTCTTATTGAGCGATACACCTTTGTACTGCGAGGTCTTGGGGCGCTTCCGCGGGCGCTGGTTGTAGTTGTTCTGCGCCGTGGTCACGATACGAAGGTTCTCGCGCCGGTTGTCGAGCCCATCGCCATTGACGTGATCGACCACGACAGGGCCGGATGCGTTCAGCACAACGCGGTGCATGTAGATGGTGACGTTTGCGCTGCGACGCATGGCGTAGCCCTTGGGATCATAAGACCATTTGTTCCTTGCCAGCCAGTCGTAATCAGCATCGTCAACGGTTGCGAACATGCCTTGGGACAGGGGAATTTGCTTCGACAATGGGCGCTCCTTTCAGGGCGAATGAGTTCGGTTACATCTGTATGATAGCATATTTGTTTCGTTTTGTACACTGCGGAGAGTAGTCACATGAACTTAACAGAATGGCGCGCACGACAGCAGCAAGGGGAGGCGTTTACCCTCCCCTCCGGCCTGGAAGTGCGGCTCAAGAAAGTAGCGTTGCTGGACCTGGCCCAGGCCGGCCAGATCCCGGGCACGCTGCGGGTCCCGGTGGCGGAGATGCTCAAGCGCAAGCCGGACCAATCGGTCGACCTGGCCGACGTGGAAAAGTTCGGGCAGGTGCTCGACATGGTCTGTCAGGCGTGCATCGTCGAACCGGTGGAGCTGGACGTAGCCGAGTTGGGGAGCTTCGACAAGCAGGCGATCTTCAACTGGGCCAACCAGGTGGCCAATAAGTTGGAGCCTTTTCGTCACCAACCGAACGGAAGTGTGGAATCTCCATTCACTGTCGGTGACCTACCACCGGCGACCAAGTGAGGTTGTCGGCGTAGACGACCCCTGGGCGGCCTACCAGTTCGACATGGCTGTAGCGCAGTTTGGGGCCTGGGTGGAAGGCAAGCTCAACGAGCGCGACAAGTCGGGCAAGCCGGTCAACTCACTGGCGAAGTTGCTAGGGGATGAAGCGGCGGCGGTGCAGGAATACGCACCGATCAGTGCGGCGGGGCTGCGCAAGGTCCGAGTGAAAGAGGACGGCACGTGGGATGAGTAGCGGCACAGGCAGCAGGTGGAGCGGTCATGACTGAAGGCTACAACCTAGGCAGCGCCTACGGCACCGTTGAGATCGGCACCGACGGCGCACAACAGAGCATCAAGAGCTTGTCGAGTGCCCTTGACAGTGCAGGTAAAGCCATGTCGTTGGGTATCACTGCACCCCTCCTGGCTGCCGGCGGTGCGGCGCTGAAGTTTAGCACCGACCTGAACGAGGGCATGGCAAATGTTGCGAGCTTGGGGATTGCGGCCGACCGGGTAAACGAGTTGAAAGGCGCCGTCCAGAGCACCGCCATTGAGGTCGGCAAGTCGACTGACGATATGGTGGGAGGCTTATACCAGGTCATTTCGGCATTTGGCGACAGCGCCGACACGGCGAGCGTCCTCGAAATCAACGCCAAGGCGGCCGCTGCCGGCCTGGCCTCGACAGAAGAGGCAATCAACCTGACCAGTGCGGTTACGAAGGGGTATGGAGACACCTCGGCCGAGGCGGTACAGAAAGCCGCCGACCTAGCGCAGCAAACGGTCATCCTCGGGCAAACGACGTTCCCCGAGCTTGCCGGTTCTGTGGGCAAGGTTGTCCCGCTTATGGCTTCCCTGGGTGGCTCGCAGGAAGAACTGTTTGGCGTGATGGCCACCGCTACCGGCGTGACCGGCAATGCGGCTGAGGTCAGCACCCAGCTGCGCGGCGTGCTCCAGTCACTGATGGCGCCCACCAAGGACATGACGGCGTTGATGTCGTCAATGGGCTACGAAACGGGCGCCGCCATGCTGCAGGGCGAAGGGCTGCAAGGGGTGATTGAGGCAGTCACCGCCAAGGCCGCCGAGTCAGGCGACCCGCTACAGAAATACATCGGGTCAATTGAGGGCCAGACACTCGCGCTCGCACTGGCAGGCCCGCAGGCCGAAGTGTATGCGGAGAAGCTGGACGCCATGAACAATGCGGCCGGTGCGTCGAGTGCGGCCTTCGATGCGCAGACCAAGGGCATCAACAAGGCCGGGTTCTCGATGAAGCAGGCATCGATTAAGTTTCAGGTCATGATGCAGCGCATCGGCGATGGGTTGGCGCCGGCGCTGGGCGCAGTCATGGATATGGTGCAGCCGCTGGCCGACCAGTTAGTGGTACTGGCTGGCGCCTTTGCGAGCGCCGACCCACAGATCCAGATGGTGACCGTTGGAGTTGCGGCCCTGGCTGCATCAGCCGGCCCGGTAATGCTGGCGTTATCCGGCGTAGCAACTGCGCTGGGCGTGCTGCTGTCGCCGATCGGCCTGGTAATAGCGGCAGTGGCGGCGCTCGTGGCCGGCTGGGTGGCATGGACGAACAATGTCGGCGACGTGCAGGGCCAGGCGGCCAAGCTGGCCGGCACGATAAAGGACCTGGCTAAAAGCGCCACGGGCATCGACTTCGACGCCATCGGTGACGGCGTGCGTTCCTTCGGCGACTACATCGGCGCAGTCCTGGAGGACGGTGACTACCTCAACGACTGGCTGACCCACCTGCCGGAATCCGTCCAGCCGGCCGCTGAGGCGTTCGGCCGCTTCGTTGCAGCGGTGGGCGAGCTGTGGAAAACAGGCGACATTGGGGCATTTGTGCAGGAGCTGCGCGACATGTTTCCGGAGGCGGCGGCTGCGGTGGATGGGGCGGTCGGTGGGGTGACGAAAGCGATAGGCGAAATCTCGGATGCGATCACGGCATTCCGCGAGGGCAACCTTGATGTGCCTGAACTCATCTGGAATATCGCCAACGCTCTGACCGGTGGCGGCGCCGACTACTACGTGATCCGCGATGCCGTCAACGCTATCGGTACAGCATGGCAATCTGTGCAGGGGGCGGCGCTCGCCATGTGGACATGGCTGCAAGTTGCCATTCCGGCTGCCGTCGAAGCCATGCGCAGTGCCTGGACAACTGCGTGGCCAGCCATCCAGGAGGCATTCGCCGCGGCATGGGGCACGGTGAGCGGAGGCCTGGCTGCGGCCTGGGCCTGGCTGCAAGTAGCGCTGCCGGCGGCGCTCGGTTGGCTGCAATCCACATGGACGGCAGTGTGGCCGGCCATCCAGCAGGCGACAAGTTCGGCCTGGGAAGCCATCCGCACAGGATTGACGGCAGCTTGGGTGTGGCTGCAAGAGACGCTGCCCGGTGCGCTGACCAGCCTTCAGCAGGCGTGGGGCACGGCCTGGCCGGCCATCAATCAGGCATTCAGCGCAGCTTGGTCGCTAGTGCGGACAGGGCTGGTCAATGCCTGGACCTGGCTGCAGACGCAACTCCCGGGAGCGTTGTCCGCATTACAGACCGCCTGGGATGCAGCATGGCCGGCACTGCAAACCGCCGCGACCACAGCGATTGATGCCGTCAACGGCGCTTTTGACAACTTAAGGAGCGCCTTCACTTCCGTCCAGACGGGCGCCAGCCAGGTTCAGGGTACGCTGAGCGGCTTCCTAGTGCAGGTCACAGCCATCGGCGCGATCGTGGCGGCCTTCTTCGCCCCGGCGGTCGAGCGGCTGCAAACCGCATTCGCGGCGCTGCCCGAGAAGCTGGCGCCGCTTATGCCCAAGCTGCAGGAGCTGGGCGGAGCATTCATGGGCCTGATCCAGTCGCTGGCACCGTTTGCGGCGCTCATAGGCGTCGGCCTCGCCATCGCTGCTGATTTCGGCGTCAATGCGCTGGCTGCCGTGCTCAACAACTTACCGGGGCTGGTAGGGCCGATCATCGACCAGGTGACGGCGACGCTGCGGTTAATCTCCACCGTATTGACGGAAGTAATCTCAGCCGTCCAGGCGGCCATAGATGGTGACTGGAACGCGGTGTGGGAATCGGCCAAGACCGTCATTAACGAGTTCAACACCTTCTTCCGCGGCCTTTTCAGCCGGCTGGGAACGTTCCTGGGGGCGGTGGGACAGATTCTTTATGACGCCATCGTCGACACACTCAGGGACATGGGCATCGATGTTGCGCCCATCCTGGAGGGCATCCGCAAGACGTTCGAGGACATCTGGACGAAGGTGCAGGGCTACATCCAGCCGGTGATCGACCTGGTTGCCACCATCACGACCAAGATCGGTGAGTTCAAGGACTTCCTCGGCAGCTTGGACCTGCCGAACCCCTTCGCCGGGCTTGCATCTGCCGGCCAGGCGGTCATGGATGCCATCGGCGGCATCGGCAACGCGGCGAGCGGCGGCGGGGCAGACGGCGACCCGAGCACACCGCAGGCCATCGGCACCTCGTATTTCCGGGGCGGTACGGCGCAGATTAACGAGCGCGGCTATGAGCAGATTGTACTTCCGGCCGGCGCACGCATTTATACCGCCGGCCAGACGAACAATCTGCCCACCAGCGAAGGCAAGACGTTCAACATCAACCTGGGCGGCGTGACCGTGCGCAGCGAGGCGGACGCGCGCCGGCTGGGTGACATCCTGCGCGACCAGTTAGTCATGGCGGGGGCGTAATGCTGCTACGAATCACCGACGGCACGACCACACTGACTCTGAGCGGCTCAGGCACCTACGTTGGCGCCACCTATTTCCCGGCCAGCCAGTCCAACGCAGACCGCATCGGCGAGTCGGTGCCGGTCATCCTGGAAGGCACAGACAGCGCCATCCGCACCGCCGTCCAGGACATTCAGCAGCTGCTGCGGGCAGCGGCGAACCGGGACAGGACGCTGACCGCCCGCTACTTTGTCGAGTTCCGGCCAGTGGACAGCGGCGACATTTTCCGTGCTGAGCTTTTCGGTGGCGATGCCAACTACTCGCAGGTGCCGGCAGAGCGCAGCCTATACAACG